GATACTGAAACTTCAGACAGAGCTTTTGAAGAAGAAGTTATGTTATCAGGATTCGGAAACGCAGCTGTTAAGCCAGAAGGTCAAGGTGTAACATTTGATGATGCACAAGAAACTTTCACGGCTCGTTACACAAACGAAACAATCGCGTTAGCGTTTGCAATCACAGAAGAAGCTATTGAAGACAATTTGTATGACAGACTAGCGTCTAGATATACAAAAGCTTTAGCAAGATCTATGGCAAACACTAAGCAAGTTAAAGGAGCGGCAGTACTAAATAATGCATTTAGTAACACTTATGCCGGTGGTGACGGAGTAGCATTATGTGCGACTAATCACCCAACTCTTTCTGGAACTTTCTCAAACGAGTTAACTACTCCAGCAGACTTGAACGAGACATCTTTAGAGCAAGCTCTAATTGATATCGCGGCGTTTACAGATGAAAGAGGCCTAAAAATTGCAGCAAGAGGAATGAAATTAATTATCCCTTCTGCTCTACAATTTACTGCTGACAGACTAATGGCGTCTCAAGGTAGAACGGCTACAGCTGATAATGACATCAATGCTATTAGAAATATGGGAATGATTCCACAAGGTTATGTTGTGAATCACTTCTTGACTTCTAATAAAAAATGGTTCCTTAAAACAGATGTACCAAATGGTCTTAAACATTTCATGAGATCACCTATCAAAACTACTATGGAAGGTGACTTCGACACTGGTAACGTAAGATACAAAGCTAGAGAGAGATATGTATTCGGATTCTCTGACCCTAGAGGTATTTTCGGATCAGACGCGACATAATCGTTAAAAGATTATTTTCTTAAAAAGGGAGGTCTCTTGACCTCCCTTTTTTTTTGTGCTAAACTAAAACTCAATCATGAAAAACTTTCTCATACATATTTGGGCTTATGGTCATCATGCTAAATTCAATGTTTTAGCTGAGGACAATCCTGATTCTGTTGAAAACGCTATACTTGACAAAATAGGAGAAAAAAGTATAAAATGGGAAAATCTTGGCAGGTCACATACCAGCCGAGTTAAACGTATAACTTTTGAGGAGGTTATAGATGATACAAGACCTATACAGACAAAAGAGGATCTTGGAGTTGAAGTGGGAGCAAGAGTATCTTGACAATGGCAAGTATACTCTAGACATGGTCCAAATAGATAGTAAAATTAAAGAAACTATCTCTGAGATCAAGCTTGAAGAGAGCAGAATAGCATATAGAGAAGCTGCTATTTTAAATGCTGCCCCTGAAGTTTCAGTAGCTACTTAATAAAAAGCTACAACATTGAAATTAAGAAATTCATGCAAGGATATCTTGCGCTCTTTCAAAAAATAAGCTATATTTATATCACTATACATAACCTTCTGATCTAGACGCGTATAGTCGACAGCCTAGAGACTAGATTGGAATAACTAGGAGAATATAACTATGGCAAAAACAACATTTTCAGGACCAGTCCTTTCACAAAACGGAGTTGGATTTCTTGGATCAATTATACCTGGACTTACAGGTCTTACTGCATCTACAGTAGCAACAGCAACAACTTTAACTTATGCTGCTAATACTATAACAGTAAATAATTACACTGGTGCTGCAGCTCAAACTGTAACATTACCAGCAGCTAAAGCAGGAGTAGTAGTAGTTCATGCTCAATCAGTTGATACAACTGGCGGAACTGCTAAATTAATTTTTGATTGTGCAGGAACAGATGTACTTGCAACAGGATCAATAATTGAAAGCAGAACAACTAACGCTCTTTCTATTGATACATCAACTGCAGGTGAAACTAGACTTGAGTATACACCAGCAAACGCTACAACTAATTTATTTAGTCAGGGTTCTTATATTTATTTTTCATGTGCACAAGATGGTACATGGACAGTATCTTATAGAATGCAACCAAATCCAGTAAGCGCAGGTAGTGCAAGTTCTACAGGTGTTTTCGCTTTTGCAGCGTAAATAATTAATAATTAAAAGAGCTCCTTCGGGAGCTCTTTAATAAGGAGATAAAATGAGTTATAAAAGTGATATACAAGCAACTAGATCAGCGGCAGCAGCTGGAGCAACAGCAATCGTAGCACAGCCTATTCGTTTAAGAGGAATTATTATTGCATCTGATGGTGTTGGAGCAGGGCTTTTAGAATTAACTACAACTTCTAATTCAGGAACAACTTTATTTATAGGTGACGTTCCAACAGGAGATGTTGTTAATATTTCTTTTCCAGAAGATGGAATTGTTTTTCCAAAAGGAATTTACTGTAAAACAAAAACTAACATCGCTGCTTATACATTATTGACAGATAGATATTCTGCACCAGGTTTAACAGCAAATTAATATCGCATGGCGACTACAACTTACACAGTAACCGTCGCAACGGGTCAAAACGCATTTGGTGCGGGTACTAATAAATTTTTTATTAATGGTACTGTAAGTCCTGTTCTTTATTTATATGAAGGAGATACTTACATATTTGATCAATCAGCCGCATCTAATGCTGGTTTTACATTTGCATTTTCATCTACTAAAGATGGTACTAATACATCAGGTGGTGTTGCTTATACAAATGGTGTAACAACTGTAGGCACTCCAGGTACTTCAGGAGCATATACTCAAATCGTAGTCGCTCCCGTGGCAAGTATCGGCGCTCCGGTATTATTTTACTACAATGCCTCAACAGCAGGCATGGGTAATCAAGCACAAACTATTTCCCCAACTTCTGGAACTACTGAATTTGATCCATCAATAGATGATATTATAGAAGAAGCCTATGAAAGAACAGGTCTTGGCGGAACGCGAACAGGGTATCAATTAAGAAGTGCAAGACGTTCTTTAAACATTATGTTTCAAGAATGGGGTAATAGAGGAATTCATTTATGGAAAGTAAAACTTGCAAAAATTCCTTTAATACAAGGTCAAGCTGAATATAATTATGCAAGTGATACTATTAATTTTCCAAATGATATTTCAGAAGTTTTAGAAGCTTTTTATAGAAACAATTCAGATACATCTAATCCACAAGATATTGCTTTAACTAAAATTGATAGATCAGCTTATAATGCAACTCCAAATAAATTAGCACAAGGAACACCTTCTCAATATTATGTTGATAGAAAAAAGAATCCTAATATTTATTTATATGCTACAGCAAGTGCAAGTGTTTCTAGTACTTCAACACCATCTAGCTTTCAATTTTGTTTTTACTATGTTGCTAGAATTCAAGATGTAGGTGCATATACAAATACATCAGATGTAGTAAATAGATTTTACCCATGTATGATGTCTGGACTTGCTTATTATTTAAGTATGAAATTTGCTCCAGCAAGAACTCAAGAATTAGAACGTATATATGAAAGTGAAATGTTAAGAGCTCTTGATGCTGATAATCAAGGTGTATCTACTTTCATTTCACCTAATACATTCTACGGAGATGGAGTATTATCTTAATGGGTACTTTTGCAAAAGGAAAACAAGCTTACGCAATTTCAGATAGATCTGGAATGAGATTTCTTTATAGAGAAATGGTAAGAGAATGGAATGGATTTTTAGTTCATTACTCTGAGTATGAGGAAAAGCAACCACAGTTAGATCCAAAACCAGTTGGTAATGATCCACAAGCTTTACGTAATCCAAGAGTACAAGGAGCTGACACACCACAATTAATTTTATTAACTTCTAATCCATTTGAAACTGTAATTTATAATGGAGTAACTTATATAAATGTTTATTCTCAAGATCATCAAAGAACTACTGGAAGTAGAGTAAGATTAAGAGGACCAGCACAAGTTATAAATGCTGGAACAGGTGGAGCTTTTGCACCTAACTTAAAACAATTTGCACCTATACCAGCTTTTGATGGTGTAAGTGACATTGATAATGCAAATGGATTTATAATTACTGTTGGAAAAATTAAATCTGATGGTAGTATAGAAACTACAGGTGGTGGTTTAACTACTCCTGAAAATTATTTCTTTTTTACAAGTACTAATAATGCTATTACAGGAAATATAAATGGAGGTGGAGCAAGTTGCTCTGCAGGTCCAGTAACACTAGGAGCAGTTTAATATGTCATATACTTTAGCAAATTTACAAACAGATATTAGAAATTATACAGAAGTAAATAGTAATGTATTTACAGATTCAATTCTAAATGGATTTATTGTTAATGCTGAAAACAAAATTTATAGATCTATTGATACAGATCAAAGTGCTTTTTATGCTACTTCTAGTTTAGTAATTGGAAATAGATATGTAACTATACCAGATGATTTAAGAGTTATTAGATATGTTCAATTAACTGATTCTAATGGTAATCAATATTACTTAGAACAAAGAGATACTAGTTTTATAGCTGAATTTTATTCTACTCCAGGAACAGCTAATGTGGATATTCCTAAATATTATGCTAATTGGGATGAGAATTTTTGGGTTGTAGCACCTACGCCTGATAAGACTTATTCTATTACTTTAGCCTATAATAAAGAACCAGAAAGCATTACTATCAGTCCATATAGCACTAATGGCACTTATTTATCAAATAAATACCAAGATCTACTTCTATATGCTACTTTAGTTAATGCATATGGATACTTGAAAGGTCCTGTAGATATGTTACAATACTACTCTCAAGAATATGATAAAGCTCTTGAATCGTACGCAGTCGAGCAAATCGGCGAAAGACGCAGAGACGAATACAAAGATGGTGTAGTTCGTGCTCAATTAATTTCTAAATCACCGTCAAGTTATAAATAACAAGGAGAAAAATAAATGGCAAACATAGTACCTTATTCATTCCCAGTACAATTACTATCTGGAGCACATCAATTTCAATCAGGTGGTAATAATTTCTATTTGTCTTTATATACTGCTAATCCATATACAACAGCAAGCACAGTTTATACTTCTACTAGTGAAGTAAGTTCTGCAGGTGGTAGTCAATATACTGCTGGTGGAAATTTACTTACAAGTCAGGCAGTTTCAAACGTGAGCAACGTTGCGACAGTTGACTTTGCTGATTCTGTATGGGGATCACCAACTCCTGCAACTTTTACTGCAGCATTTGGAGCAATATATAATTCAAGTAGTTCAAATAAACTGGTAGTCGTACTAGATTTTGGCGGAAGCAAAACGTGCACTAATGGAACTTTTACAGTTACATTCCCAAGCCCAACAGGC